CCCGGGTCGTCACCGTGGCGGAAGCGTGTCTTACAATCTTCCTCCAACCCTTTAGTCACCATACCACTGGTTGGTTACGTAATCATCCCTCAGCGGCGGCGGGTCTAACCCGCGCCGCCCAGGGTTTTGAGTACACTAAAGGACTCCATTTCAAGGAAAATCCTGATCTGGAGAGGATGGTTCTGAAGATGTTATCTTCGGATCTATCCACTGCGACGGATTTCTGTGTGCACGACTATAGTCGATCAATGATCGATGGTTTCGTACACGGATTGGAGGAATCCTCCAATTACCATCGCTTGTCTTCGGAACTTCTCTGCTCTTCCCGAATCGTCGTTGACGGGGAAGAAACCTGGGGGACCCATAGAGGAATCCTCATGGGTGACCCGGGCGCTAAGACAGTTCTAACTCTGCACAACCTTTGTGCGGAGTTGGAATCGTTCCTAAGATACAGGATCGGGCAAGTCGTCTCGGATTCGGAGTTGCTCCGGCGTACCAGGCGTATGAAGGAAATTCCTTCCGCATGGTGGAGACACTTTGCCTGTAGCGGCGATGATCACGTCGCTATCGGTCCTGAAGAATACCTCCGTGGGATCACTGAATCCCACTCTAGAAACGGAATGTCCGTCTCTTGGCCCCAGAACTTCATCTCTGAAGTTGGGGGAACTTACTGTGAAGAGCTTCTCTTCATCAGGGGGTACAGTTCAAAGGAGCTGTTTCTTAAACAGCCTCTCTGGAAACTAGGATATGCCAGGCATATCCACGTTGATAGCTTAAAGCTCCGCCTCCTGTCTCCGTGCTCAAAAGAGCATGAAGGTAAGGATGAACCCAATCCTGGTATTGGGAAGGCGAACCAGATCAGTAGAGTACTGGCCTGGCTTGAGCCTCCTCTAGACCAGCTTAAGTCGCTGGCCTCTTGGAGATTTTGTGAGAGGCTCTCCGCACATTTGCCGGAGGGTGCTTCGAAATTCCTCCCAGTTTCACTGGGCGGGGTCCAGGCGCCTGCTTGGCACCTGGAACCTGAGGACATCCTGGAAGAGCTCATTGAGCTACCGGGGGCCCACTTGACCTCGATAGAGAAACTTCTATCTGGGTCTTCTTCCCATCTGGACCGTCGGGTCCTGTCGAGCTTTGCCTCGAACACCAGGGCGAGGGGAATAGATGCTGACGTGATCCAAGATCAGGTCCGCGAATTGCTAGCTAACATCGAGTTAACCAAGGCAATTAATGTCGACGAGATTCAATCCGTGATTGAAGTCGACCCTGACGTTTTCAAAAGTTGGAATGCCAGGAAGAAGTTCCATGTTGCCTCGCAACACGGCTTCATTTCAATCAACGATGCCATTAACTTGATTGAGAGACCTTACATATTTAGGGATTTATTATTCCCAGATATGTCGGAGAAGCACGGTTACAAACCGTCCTCCTCCGCCGCCTACTCCAACGTGAGTTGGGGCCAGCGGAAACGCAAGTTCAACGAACTGTTGGACAAGCAGG